TCTTCAAAGGAAACCATCATGTCGCTAACAAGCTTAGGACGGCGGAGAAAAAGGGGTTTACCGTTGAGGGAGAGTTTAATTCCTCGGAATTATTCGGGCAGAATCTCTTCCCTCCGGGGAGTGCTCGTCAGATCACCGTCACTGAAGGCTATGATGATGCCATGGCAGCTTATGAGATGCAGGGGAGTAAATACCCGTGTGTTTCTGTGCACTCTGCTTCAACCGCCCAACATGACGTCGCAAAGAACTTCGAGTACCTTAACGCCTTCGACGAGATCGTCATCTGTTTCGACAAAGACGAAGCCAAGGTCCAGCCAGATGGTTCTTCGCGTTATCCTGGTCAGGAAGCAGCCCTCCAAGTCGCTGGGATGTTCCCTCTTGGGAAGGTCAGAATCCTTACTCTTAGTAAAGCCAAGGACGCTAATGACTACCTCAGGAACGGCCTTGGAAAAGCTTTCGTTGATGAGTGGTGGAAAGCTCCAAAATACACTCCTGCTGGTCTTAAACTCCCGAAGGATATGTGGGACGCAGTCGCAAACAAAAAGAATACTGCATCGGTGCCATATCCTTGGGACTCGCTTAACGCGTTTACATACGGGATTCGTAAATCAGAATGGGTTCTTATCACAGCAGAAACTGGCGTCGGGAAAACTTCTGTCGTCAAGGAGATCGAGTGGAGTATACTACAAGAGTTCCTTAAGAAAGAGACAGATGGCAAACTTGGTCTCCTCCATCTAGAGGAGAGTAACGAGGATACCTTACTCGGATTGATGTCTATCTCGGCGGATAAGCCGTTGCATCTTCCAGACGTCCGAGAGAACGTAGCAGAACAGGAGCTTAGGAAGTACTTCGATAGTACTTGTAACAACGACGGTATGGTCATCTGGGACCATTTTGGCAGTAACAGCATCGAGGCAGTTCTCTCCAAAATTCGACACATGCATAATCTTGGGTGTGATTATATCTTCTTCGATCATCTTAGCATCGTCGTATCTGATCAAAACGGTGATGAGCGTAAGCAACTAGATGAAATCTCTACGAAGCTCAAGACTCTTTGTATGGAGCTTGACATCGCAGTCATTGGTGTTATCCATCAGAACCGACAAGGGAGTATTAGAGGTTCTGCTGGGCCTGAGCAACTCGCCAATATGGTCATCAAACTCCATCGTGACAAAGAAGCTGATGACCCATGGCGTCGCAATGTTACCAAGATGGTGGTTCAGAAGAACAGGTTTTGCGGGAAGACTGGTCCTGCTTGTTATCTCGAGTACATTCCTGAATCAGGTAGACTAGTAGAGTTGACCCAAGAGCAAGTCAAACAGTACGAATCAGGAGTAGACAGCAACGTCATGAATCAAGAGCCGTGGTGATGTGGAAACCTATTGAAGAAGCACCTAAAGACCGTCCAATACTGGTTTGTGGTGGGACTTATACCTGGGACGCTGACTATTCGGATGAAGTGCCTTTTAAGAGAGTCGCTTTAGTTTATTATCAACCTTCTATATATGATCCTCGAAAAGTCTGGCAAGGAGATTCAACAGGATATCAAGACGAATATTACTGGTACTTTCCGAAGTATTATCAAGAAGTACCGGAGCCTAAATTAGATTGAACTATCTCAATCCTGACCCAGAGAAGACCTGGGTCTTAGACATCGAAGCCGATGGACTCAACCCGACTAAGATCTGGTGTGTCTGTGTCCTCAATCTAGGAACTGACGAAGAGAAGGTATTTTACAACAAGGAAGATTTTAATGCTTGGCTTAACAATAGCTTTAATTTTATCGGTCATAACATTCTCAGTTTCGATATACCGACTTTGTACAAACTCTGGGGATCAGAAATTAATCTTAGTAATTGCATTGATACTCTCGTCCTCAGTTATCTCTATAACCCTGCAATTGATTCAGGACATTCTCTCGATGCCTGGGGCATTCGATTAAAATTCCCTAAGCAAGAATTCTCAGACTGGTCTCAACTCTCTGAGAAGATGGTTGAGTATTGCCAGAACGACGTCAGGTTGACGAAGAATCTCTTCATTGCTTTGACAGAGAAGATGCTTCGGATCGGGTACAGTGAATTATCAGCAGAAATCGAACACAAAATCAGGATTGTAATTGACGAACAACAACGTAACGGGTTCTATTTCGATCGTGCCGGGGCTCTTGACCTTCTACAGCAGCTTAGAGGGATACAACGTAATCTTACCACCAGTATACAAGAGCTATTTCCAGCAGTTAGCAAACTCGTTAAGGTCGGTGACTTCTCAAGAAATAAGGATGGCAGCCTTCCTGCATTCCTTAAAAAGGCATGGGATAGATACGACAGGGTTGTCATAGACGAGGAAGAAGGGAAGTATTATTATTACTCCCTGGAGCCCTTCAACATCGGCTCCCCTCAGCAACGTGTCTCCAGACTGCTTGAGGTGGGCTGGGAGCCCCAGAAGTTCACGAAGAAGGGATTCCCCCAGGTCGATGAAGAAGCCCTTGTAGCCTTCTCCCAGAGGCTCTCAGAGGAGAATAACCCGGCAGCTAAGGCAGTCGGAGCTATTTCTGAGTGGCTGGTCCTTCAGGGCCGGTCTAGCATGATTGAGACTTGGTTGGGGAACCTAGGGGATGACTCTAGGATCCACGGGACGGTTATGACCTGTGGTGCTACTACCCGGAGGATGACCCATTCCTCACCTAATACAGCTAATATACCATCAGCAGCAAAGGCAAAGTATGGACACGAATGTAGATCTCTTTGGACGGTTCCCGATCTGGAAAAACTGGTACTTGTTGGCTACGATGCTTCAGGGCTTGAGACGGCAGGGTTATGCCATTACCTCAATAATCAAAGTGCTACGGACATCCTCCTCAAGCCAAAGCCCGACGATATCCATACAGCTAACGCTAGAAGGCTCACAGAAGCCCTAGGATGGGCCGTAGACCGGGAGTGGGGGGCTAAGACTTCCTGGTACGCCTGGTTATATGGTGCGTATCCGCCTAAGCTAGGCAGTATCGTAGGTGCCTCGAAGCACGGGATGTCTGAGCAGAAGGCCGGTGAGATTGTCATCGACACGTTCTTCCGTAACGTCCCTGGATTGAAGAAACTAATAGAAAGTATCCAGTATGAGTGGAAGTCTTCAGGCGGTCGTCTTGCTACTATTGACGGCGGTTTCGTCATATGTCCCTCCGTTAATGCCGCGCTGAACTACAAGATCCAGTCCGCAGGGGCTATCGTTATGAAGCTGACTAGCATCCTATTAGACGAGGAAGCTAAGAAGTTAGGTATACCTTTTAAGAAAGTAGGAGACATCCACGATGAAGGTCAACTGGAAGTTGATAAGTTATATTCTGAGCGACTCGGAGCTTTGGCTGTTGCTAGCATTACTAGGGCTGGTGAGTTATTGGCTTTTAACGTCCCCCTGACAGGGGATTACAAGGTAGGTCTGACATGGGCAGAAACGCATTGACGGCTAAAGAATGGTGGGACAAAGGTTATAGGATCATCAAAGGAGAAAAGCATCGAGAAAGAAATGATCAAGGGGTATGTGTATTCTATCCGGATCAGGTACGGATCAGAACTCAGTACCCTGCATTCAGCATGGGCTCGTCTTTAGATTATTCAGATGATGATGACGATGATGAAGATTGGGGAAGTTGGTGGTGATAGACGAAGAAGAGAAGAAAGACACCGAAGGTGAACCAGACCGTAGGTCTGGAGCAGCCAGAGGGTGTGTGATCTGGGTAGTCCTGATCGGGGCTATAGTAGTATATATCTTCCTTGGCACCCATTAAGGGTATTATAACACAGAAAGAGAGAGTTGTCAATGAAAACGTTAAGCACAGAACAACAGAATGATCTACGGTCCTTACTAGAGGACATCAATGCAGCCCTAGGGACAGATTTGTCAGGACTTCCCCCAGTCGGGCTGAATGCTGGTATCAAGTACTGGATCATGGAGTTAAAACCTAAAAGGGTAAGAAAAAAGGCCACAGATGAGTCGAATGTAGTTGACAACCCAGTACAATCGTAGTATACTATACAAATGGTGTTGGTGTCCTGCAATAAAACTATCGGTCCCACTTGGTCGGCGTAATCAGATCGAGCCAACATCACTTATTAATTAAAGAAAGAAGTTAAATTTGAGTTTAAAGACATATCGAATCCAAGGCATCGCATCATACGCAAAGATCCTCGGAGCAGCCCCTCCGGGTTATGACAACGGTCCTGCTGAATGGACTGTCGATGTCATCCTAGACGAACAAGGTAAGAAGGACTTCCTAGCCTCCGGTGCGGATCAGTTCTATATCAAGACCGATAAGGAAGGTCGTGAGTTCGTCCGCTTCACTAGGAAGGCCATCAAGAAGGATGGTGGTGAGAGTAAGCCTATCCAAGTCGTCGGTCCTGATGGTAACGACTGGGATCAGAAACTCCTGATCGGTAACGGTTCTATTCTAAATGTGAAGTTCGCCCTGAACGAGATCGAGCATAAGAAGCAGAAGCGTCTGAAGCCGTCTGTCCTAGGTATCCAGGTCTGGGAACACGTTCCCTACAAGGCTAAGTCAGACTTTCCTGTCA